CCATTATCGGTATCTGTCCAGTTGATTTGCATACCCTTACCATCTATAAATTTAACTTCTTTATTTTCAGTAACTGTTACTTCTGTTCCATCGCCATCCTCTAAAACAAAACCAGAACCCATTGTGTTAGCAGTAACAAATCCACTATCATTATTAAAGTTAGATAATTTGATTTCACTTGCTGCTTTTCTTGATTCTGTAGTTCCGTTTTGTAAAATAAATTCTGTTGTTCCAGATATATCTCCTGTCATATCTGTAAGTTCACTAAAGTCTAATGCTAATGTAGTACTAAACGCACCACTACTTGCACTACCTCCACCACTTAAACCAGTACCTGCGGTTACACCAACAGAAGTAATATCGCCCTGCGGTGCTAATGCAACAATACTTCCAACATCTATAGATTTTACAGTATTACTATCACTACTATCAGACATCAATACTAAGTCACCTGTTACTACTTCTGATGCTAAGGAAGTTCCTTGTATATTTACATTTATTACTGCACTAGAAGCAGTAAGTCCTGTACCTGCAAACAATGTTGCTATATCATCTATAGATTCTTTTTTAGTTGGGTCTCCACTTGCACTTTCATCTGAAAAAGCAAGGAAGTCTCCACTTGCAAGAGTTGCTGCTGTCAATCCATTAACATCTAATTCTACTGTAACTGCTGCTGTTTCACTACCAGAGTTAGCAACTGTTATACCACCAGTTCCTGAATCTGCTAATGTTGCAACATAATTACCTGTTGTATCTGTACCTAATGCTACAGAGTTTGCAGCGATAGTTGTAGATAATGCTACATTTCCTGAACCATCGAATGATACTGCTCCAGCAGTTACATCTCCAGTCAAGCTAAAATTTCTACCTGTTGCTAATGCTGTTGCTGTACTAGCATTACCAGTTACAGCACCTTCTAAATTTGCAACCAGCGTAGCTACTGCATATCCAGTACCACCTGTGTTTACAGTGGTAGTAGGTTCTGCTTGTAAATCTTTAAATAGTTTAAACTTACCACTATCATTAGCATCTCTAAATAAACCTGCAAATAAATCTTGTGAACCTGATGTATCATACAATCCATAAAAACCAATGTCTACAGAATCTGCACCATTGTTACCTTTTGCTAATTTTATTAATGGGTCTTCAACACTTAATGTAGCAGTGCTCACTGTTACAGTATCACCGTTTACAGTTAAGTCTCCAGCAATAGTAACATCATCTGGTAATCCTACAGTAAATGTAGCACCTTCTCCAGCACTTCCTGATACTTCTATTTCATTAGTAGTTCCTGCTACTGCAGCTACATAGTTACCTGTAGTATGTGTGCCTAATGTTATTAAATTATTTAAAGATGTAGCACCTGTACCACCATTTGCAACTGGTAATGTTCCAGTAACATCTGCTGCAAGGTCTACTGCATTTCTAGTAATTGTTTGTCCACTAATTGTAATATAGTCTAGTGAACCACTCAAAGAAACATTAGTACTATTATCTGTACCAGCTGCGTCTACTCCTATTGTACTTCTTACTGCTGCAGCATCTGCATCATCTACAATAGTTTTACCAAAAGCTGATATAGTAGTATTAGCAGGTAAAGCAAATGTTTTTAAATCTGCATCTACTTCACTATCCATAAGAGCACCTGCTGAAGTTACGTTTGCAGTATCTGTTACATCAGCTCCATCTTCAACATTTAAATCACTTCTCATTTCAGCTGCAGTTCTACCTTCTACTGATGTACCATCAATTTTTAGAAAATCATTATCAGAAACTGCTGCGTTAGCAACTAAAACATTACCATTAGAAATACCTGAAGTAAGTCCTTTTACAAATGAAAGGTTAGAAACTTCTGAGTCCATCAACGCACCAGCTGCAGTTACATTGGTTGCATCAGTTACATCTGCACTAGATTCAATACCATTTAATTTAGTATGGTCATCATCTGTAAATACATTAGAGTCAGTTGCAGCTTCAACAGCTGTTCTAACCTCAGCATTAGATAATTGTGTGTTAGTGTCAGTTGATGCTATTGTTATTACACCACCAGATTCTGACAAAGTAATATTACTTCCTTTTTTAAATCTTAATGTTTCTGATGCACCTAATGTTTCATTAGCACTATCATCGCCATTTGTATCTACTTCTACTGTTCTAACTGCACTAATTTTAGAATCTAATTGTGTTTGTATATTAGAAGTAACACCATCTAAGTAGTCAAACTCAGTGGCAGTAACACCAGTTGCATGTAATGTATCTAAATAATTTAATTCAGTTACACTACCAGTATAACCATCTAATACATTTAGTTCTGCTACAGTTACAGTAGCTCCATCTAATATGTTTAATTCAGCTGCTGTAGCAGTAATAGCAGTACCACCATACTGCAACGTACCTGCTCCTGTAATATTAACAGCTGCTGAGCTAAGTTGTAATATACTAGATGTACCTTCGCCATCTTCTACTGCTCTCAGTGTTGAATCTATACCACTATTACTATTTGATACTTGTAATAAATCTTTATATGATTGCGATACTTTTCTGTTTGTCAACGTTGCCATGTTTTACCTCAAGTCTGCTGGAACAACCGCTCTTGTCCCACCTGTTTTATCTCTTCTCTTTGCTCCAAATCTTCTTACTAATCTATCATAATCTCTCATACAAGCTTGAGAAGCTGCTGATTTTATCTGTGCTAGCTGTGGATTATTAGTAGAAGCAGCTTTATCCATCAATGCTTTTCCTTTCACAAAAGCTATTATAGCAGGGTGTAATGCATTATCTACCTCTATTTCTTGAGTCATATCAGTATATTCATCTGGTTCTGCGTAGTAAGATATTAAAAAACCATTTGAAATAGTATTGCCAGTTCCTAATTGAACTGCTTTCAATGCACCTCTACCTGTCTCAGTTGTACCACCATCACCTTCGATAGTAGCGATAGCTATTTTATCTCCCTCTATCCACCAAGCAAAGGTGTCAGAAGGGTCTTTATATGTACTACTTATTGCTGCCATAATTACTCCGTATGTGTTATTTTTATGTCTTGATTTGACAATCTAGGTATTCTAATATATTCACCAGCATCATTTAAAACACTGCATCTAAATACCTTGTTTATTGTAACTGCTCTATCATCTGCTAACCCATACCACAATTGATTGTGAGCTAAGTCAGCTTTTGCATATTCAGTCTTTAAATTATATTGTCCTAAATCTACCAAAGCTTCATTTATTAAATTCTTTACATAATTCTCAGATACACCAGGTACTGCTTGTAGTACTCTTGAATATATCTTTTTACCATTAAATTCTATTGCTGCCACTATAAGTCCTCCCAGTTGCTATTTACATCTTGCCACATTACATTACCATCATTCCATAAACTAAATTGTTCTATTACTTCTCTATATATTGTACTTACAGGTATTGTAAGTTTTCTTAAGGTTGTACTTAAGAAGTTCTGAGATGTTACTTTTGTCCAGCTTGTTTTTACACTCATCGTCTATCTGGTAGCTCCTTCTCTACATATAGCTTATCTAACCCTAGTAACTGTATCTTTTCTTTGTATTGTGCATCAATAACATTGTATTGTGCAATCAAAGAACCTACTAATTCTGGGTCTTCATCTATGTTTGCATCTTTAATTTTATATGCCTGAGCACTTCTTGCTGCGTATAAAACAACAACACATTCAGCCTCATCTGGAATATCATCTATAGAACTATCACCGTGTGCTACAGTTATACCTGTATCAACATATAATACCATGCTATCAGAAGTAGCAGCACTACTTGGAAAGGTTTGTATAGCATTATCAAATACTATATATGCAGGGTCGCTTGTAGTAGCAGCTTCCATATAATCTGTATCTTCTACTTTTCCTAATAGTTGTGGACTTAATTTTCTACAAGGCATAAACCTATCACTATTAGAAGCATCTTTTCTTAATACTTCAAAAATACGTTTACCTTGAGATGTAGTAGTATTAGTAAAGAGTTCTTTTTCTGTTATTCTTTCTAATTTATCAGTAGGTAATGCTTCTAAAACTAATCTAGCACCATCAGTCAACCACTGAGTAAGTGCATTGTCATCACCTATACCTGCTACATAGTCTTCTACTTGTGCTTTAAATGTTGCCATTATTTACCTTGTCCTCTATATTTTTTAACATAATACTTTTTACTGGTTTTAGTTCCATATTTAGTATTCACACTATTGCCTTGTCTTGTTTTCTTTTTACCGTTAGTATGTCTAACTTGATTTCCAAAGATAGCTCTTCTCATTATCCTCTTCTAGCTTTCTTTCCATCTCTTTTAGCAAAAGTCTTAACATTGGTTGGTTTACCACCAACTCCTTGTTTTTTTGCTCTTTTTCTACTTACTGCACTTCTTATTTGTGCTTTAGTCATTCTAGCAGCCTTTGCTGCTGGTACACATTTTGGGTATTTTCTTTTACTTCCTTTTGCAGATTTACGTCCACACTTCTTAAATCCTCCACCTTTTTTAGGAGAACCAATGTCTACCCAATCTTCTTTGAACCATTTTTTTAAACCACCTTCAGCCATTACTTGCCTTTTCTGTATCCACCGCCACGTTTTTTATACTCTCTAACTAACCAAGCGTTTGCATACGCAGAAGGATATACATCAAACTTACGTTTTGCTGCTGCCTTTACTCTAGAATAAAGAGCTTTATTTGTTGGTATATTTTTAGCCATTACTTACCTCTGTGAGTTTTTACTACTGGTAGATTCATTGTTAATGAAGAACCCTTGTGCTTTTTATATCCGCCTCTAGGATTTTTCATTAAAGACATTTTACTGCCTTTTTTCATAAAGTGATAACCTTTAGGTGCTTTTACTTTCATTATTTTTTCTTACCCTTTTTCATCATCTTTTTCTTTTTTACGCCTTTTTTCATAGTCTTCTTTTTTTTCTTTTTCATTCCGCCATGATACATTACATTACCCTTATTCCCTTCCCACGTGGTGTGGGTTTTGCGTTTTTCTTACTTTCTCTCATTTTCTTAATACCATCATCATATGATATACTATTAAAATCTATTTGGTCTTTTCTAATTGCTGTTGCAAAAGAATTGTTTTCTCTTATAACGAAATTAGTATTCCATTTATTTGGGTTTGCTCTTTTGCCACAACAAGGGCAGTTGAACATACCTTCAGGATTTGGCTCATTACAATGCTGACAATTAGCCATTATACTTTAGTAATTATAATAAATGCAACTCTAGTTCTATCTAACATAACTGCGTTTGTAGCTACAAGCTTTGCGTCATCGATAGTTTCTATATAATCATTAATTTCTTTAGCTAAAGAGCCACTTACAGTACTTGCGTCTGGGCTTATATCATTAATAATAACTTTTGTTACAGTGTCAAAATTTGCCATTTTATTCTCCTATTGTTTAAAATTCTTTATAGGTTTCGGAGTGGGTTAGCCCCACTCCATAGTACCTAATAACTATATTATGATGTTTGAATACCGTTGTTAATACCACTAAATGCAAGACCGTAGTACTCTCCGTTCCAATACATAAGTTCTACCATATCTCCTCTTTGAGCAGTTGTGTCTAGAATTACGTTAGAAACTTGAGTTCCAGCAGTTGAATTAGCAGCGTCTCCGCCAGCATCTTTGTTTACCAATGAAATGATAGCACTTCCTGCTGCAATTGTAATATCAGCTGTAGGTGTTTCTTCATGTACAATAAATTTGTACACTGCTCCATTTTGACCTAGAGCAGCTGTAGGTAGAGTAATTTCATAAGCTCCACCTTCTGAAGAACACATAAAGACTTTACCTGAGTCTTTTTCTTCTAGCGTTTTTGCAGCAGTGATGTGTTCTACATTTGATAGTAAACCACCAGCACCACTATTTTTTTCTAATAATGCACCTTTAGCCATTTTATAATCCCTCCACATTGTATAGAGCGTGACATTCAGGTAGTGTGATTTCAAGACCAGCTTCAGTCATAATCATGTCTTTTCTTAAATCCTCATCCGCATTTTGTACGTTTGTCATGATTTGAGTGTCACGATTTAAACCGTTACCGACTAATGGTCTGTATGCCAATTTAGACATGTCAGCCATAAGCATGAATCCACTAGCGATACCTCTAAATAGAGGCTCTTTCACTAAGAACATAGAACCGTGGATAGTATTGATTTCCATTAACTGGTGACCAAACTGTCCTGATACGTTATCCATGTTAACTCTGTATGGTCCATTTGCATGTCCAACAGAAGCGTCAATGAAAGCACCGTCGCCCATTTTGTTAAAGAATGTAATTACTGGCAAAGAAGCTAGTACAAGTTTTTCACTTGCTCCACCTCTTGCTGGGTCAAAGATAACCTCTAAGTCAGCAAGTAATCTATCATATGTAAGTTCTGCTTGAGCTACACTTCTGTAGTATGCATTACCTGAATCATATGAAAATGCTGAGTTATCTGTAATTGGATTTACATTTTTTACAATGTGTCCAACTAGACCTTCAGTGTATTGTACTCCGTTCACACGAGCTTTCTGTCCAAAAAGCATAGCTCTTTCGATGTCAACTTTGTGTTCACGTAATTTTTGAGCCCAAATTCTATCGAATTCGTTCTCGTAGCCACGATATCTTGTGGCTATTGCTGTGTTGGTTAATTCACAAGCTGTTTTAAAGATTTGAGTATAACCAAAGTCATCTTCAATTGTATCTGAGAAAGTATCAGGTGAACCTGTTCCTTCTTCGAATGATGTACCAACGATTTGACATCCGTCATTATCTGATAATACATTATATCCAGAAACGTTTGAATTTGATACGTCAACAATTCTACCTGAGAAGGTAGTGTTTGCTGATTGTACGTTTGGTGAAGACTCAACTCTAACTAAAACTTGTCCATAACCAGCTGTTGAATCAACAGATGCAACCGCTATAACCATTCCTTTTGTAAGGAATCCGATAGCAGCTCCAGCTCCGTCGTCAACTGTAAAGTCATATAAAGTACCTGCAGCTACAGCACTTCCGCCATTGACGTTTGCTGCTAAGCTAAAGTTTCTTGCAGTATAGTTAGTTACAGTTCTGTTTTCTAAATATCTAAAAACAGAATCATCTGTAGCTTCTTTTGCAACCTGACTTAGATAGACGAAAAAAGGTGACTCCTCTGGCATGAGTTCTGCAACTCTATCAGAGAAATCATATAAACGTCTAACGTCGGGTCTTTGTCCTATACCAGCATCTTTTGCTACTGCGGTAATTTGGGAAGACTTTAATTGTCCTTGATTAAAAGCCATTTTATTTACCTCTTAGTTAGTTATTTAGCTATTCTACTTCTCTTATTGGCTCCCATAATTCTACTCCATACTTGTTCATCTTCAGAAGGTTGAGGTTGTTCCCCACCTTGAAGTACGCCAGCTGGTTTAGGTATTGATTTTGTTTTTTTAACAGTTTCTAAGTTTTCACTTTGTTTAGCACCTTTGCCTTCTCCTTCTTTCCACACTTTAATAAGTGTTTCAATAGGTAGATTAGCTTTTGGTGTAGTAGCAAATTGTAGAAACTTTTCCGCATCATCTGTACCTAAGTTATGCTTGCTTACAAGTTCTGTCTTTAAATTATTCATCGCCATTTGATTTTGTAGTTTAGCTAGTTCATTATCTACTGTTTCATGTACAAGCTTTTTCTCTTGACTTACTCTAAATTTGTAAGAATCTGAGTCTGGCTTGTAGTAGGCGTCCCAAGGGTCAAAGTTATCTGGAGTTGTACTTCCTTCCATACCTTTGTCCTCAACCGATTCTCCTGAAAGTCCTTTTTCAATTACATCAACTAGCTCTGGTTTATCACTAAGAGCTTGTTTTAAGTTCATCAAATCACTACTATCTTGTTTTAAGTTTTCGTGTTCTGCAACTTTTTTATCGTACATTGATTGAAACTTTTTAGCTTCTTGTTCCCAATCGACAGCTTCAGATGCTTCAACACCTTCTTCCTGAGCAGGTTCTTGCAATACAACTTCTTGTTCTACTGTAGATTCTACTATTGGGTCTCTCTGTTCAACCTGTTGTTGTTCTTGTTCTTTTGCCATATTTGTTTTCTCCTCCCGTGATTTAGTCTAAGACTCTGAACCACAGATTATTTTTCTTCTTCCTCCATATTATCAGACATACGGTCAACTAAGTTACCCAATTCCATCACCTTTTGTCTTTCTTTTAACTTAGTAGCAGTAGAGATTTCATTCAAATTAGATTTGAACTTCTCAACTTCTGTACGTTTTCTAGCAGATACCTGCTCACGTTCAGATGTTTGTAAATCACCACTAAGCTTCTTCACTTGATTTTCAAGTTGTGTGATATATGATTGCATTTGTGCCATACGTCCTTTTCTTTGAAGGACACCTTCTTTGTCAAAGATTTCAGTTTTCTTTAAAACCTCGACATCATCTACCAGTCCAAGTTTATACGCATCAAGATACATGTTGTATTCAGATACCTTGTTGCTAGGTAAAGTTGAACCTGATATAATGCGAATGTCATGTTGTCCTAATTGAATATCATTTTCAATAGTCAACAATGCATTGCTTTTATCATCATACAATCTCATATTTACTGAAAACTCAGAAATATCGTTATTTGGTTGTACAATTCTAAATGTTTTTGCATATCTATAATGGTCTTTAGCTAAGTTGTAAACAACTTGTCCTACCATTGCTAGACTTGCTTCAATATCTCTTAACTTTGATTTACCTCTAGACTCACCCATTTCAGATAAAAGCATTGTACCTCTAACTGTTTCTGGTGCATTGTCTCCTCGGAACCCTTGTAATAGTTCAGGTATACCAAAATTTAAATCTATATACTTCTCAACTCTGTCTATTAAATAGTAAAACTCACTAGTTAATGGTGCAGGTTGAGGAAAATAAGGGTTACCAAACTCTGGATTATATTCTATAACCGCATTTGGATTAGCCCAATCTTTTTCTAATTGACTAATATTATCTACACTACCCTCTGGTACTAATAATTTTAGACCAGCAGCAGACTGAGCGTGTGACAAGGTTAGAGAAAATAACTTATTTAAAAGTCTTTGTGAATCTTTAACCTTGTTCACGTCTGATTTCGGATAGGGAGTATTAGTCCAAATGTTCGTAAATGGAACAATTGGATAGATATCAGTGTTTAGAATACGCTCATATAATAAAGTATCTCCAACGCTACTGCATTGTGCAATTCTTGTTTGCATTATTTCTTCTATCTCTATAGCACCATTCTCTATAGCTTTTATATTTTCTTCTTCTTGTATAATCTGTATGTATACTTCAGGGTCAACAATCTTTTCTGCCCCAGTAACAGTATTAAACAATCTATAGTATGGTACTCTTACTTTGTAAAATCTATCAAGTATTTGATATTTTTGATTTACATAGTAATCTAAATTCTTTGCTTCATCAGGAGTTATAGCACTATTTGAGTTTTTTAACGTTGAAGAAGGATAGTCTTCTCCATACAGTGAATCTATACCACCTTCAATATCATCAATAACTTCTTCTAAGTCTGGATACAAATCTAACATTTGTTGTTTTGTTAGAAATGTAGAAAGAATAATACCAGAAGCATCATTAAAAAATCTATCTCTAGAAGCTGGGTCTACATAAACACGAAAAGGGTCAACGTGAGTATATTTAACTTCACCTCTACCATAATCAGCTTCAGGGTCTAAATACGCATACATATATCCAAGTCCAGTAACAGCATAGTCATGTACTACTTGTTTAAAATTACTATCACCATTTGATATATCCCAAACATATTCTAATATTGTTTTCCAAACATTAGCTATTTTATTGTCAGAATCCTCTCTAGCAATAACAGAAAACTTTGCTGGTCTTGCTGTTAGTAAAGATTTTAACTTATCAACAGCAGCATAGATTCTATCTATAACAAAATCTGCTTGTCCAACAGCTTGTAAAGCTTCAGACTCGTCAGATGAATAATGATTACCTAGTGTAAAATCCACAGCATTTCTAGCTTCTACATCCCAGTTTTGTCTAGCGTCTCTCCATCTTCTAAACAATTCTCTAGAAATTTGCGGTTTTGATTTATTGTCGTCGTATTTAGCCATAAACTCCCAATTTAATTTTTATATATAAAATAATATATTTTATTTACTTGAGTCAAGGAAAAAGTTAAGACTTTTGTCCAGTAACCCAGTTTATGACTCTTTTTGCACGACTTTCTTCGATTCTAGCTATATTCTCTCCAAGTTTCTCCGCACCTATAGCTGAACTTTTTGGTGGTTTTGCAGTCGTAACTGCATACCATAGACCATCTAGAAGGTCGTCGTTCTTACCTTTTGGAAATTCAAACATCTCGTCAACTAAAGCTATATGTTCTTTTTTTATAAATAACTTTCTACGATTTACAATAGGACAAAGCAAAGCTTCTAACCTATCTTCTTTTTTGATTCCGTGAGGTGGTCTAACACCCTGAGATAGTCCTGGAGCTAGTTTTCTATCTGAACCAGCTATTTGATTTACATAATCTTTTACTAATCCTTGAGCTCCTACCTTTTCAATATTCACTCTTCTTACAGGATTAAATTGTTTTGCATAGTCAACAATTCTTTTTGGCATATCATACAAAGGAGAGTGTTCTCTATAAAAATCTAATACATAAATATTTCTATCACTATCTATACCAATAACCATAATAACCTGATAGTCACTTCTTGCATTAGCTTCATAAGCTAAGTCAACACCAATGTATACGTTTAAAGGTATAGCAGATTCATCAACCATTAAATAATTGAATCCATTTCTATTTTCAAGATTACCTTGATAATAATTAATTCTATCAATGTGAAACTTTGCATTATCTACATCTCTAGCTTCATTTTGATATTCTTGAGCAAACTTATGTATAAGTCCCATCTCTGTAAAACGTCTTTTAATATCATCTAGCTTTTGTTTTGTAAAATAACTAGACCATAAAGGAACTCCATCTACTATTGCTTTTTTATATAATACATTCCAAGCTGATTGTCTACCTTCCTTTTCTGCTTGGATATATCCATCGTAAACTCCTTGTAGGAATGAATCGTAATGGACTATCGTACCAATAAGCCATATTGACCCTTCGTTTTCTTTTGAGTTTTCCAAAGCGGGTTCTACTGTTGACATTACCCATTCTTTTATCTCTCTCCTTCTATCTGGTGTTTTAGTATTTAATTCTGACTCAAAGTCATCAAGTATAATGTTTGTATATCTTAATCCTAGTTGAGAACGACCACGCAATCTTTGTGATGTACCTTTTGCTATAACCCTATCTCCTCTTGCAGTAGTAAATTCTTT